AACAGCCATGGCCTATTTCGCCCAAATGGACTATATGCAGCGTGATCTCGAAGCTCGAAGTCCACTACCGTGGTCTGATTATGTTATTAAGTATACTTTTCCAGAAGTTTATTTGAGCGATACAATAACGTATACTGAAGTTTCGCCTGCAGCCTTATTTGGGTGTATCGGAGAAACTTTGGGTGCCACAGGTAAACAATTCGGTCAAGATATTCTTGATGAAGTTTTTAGTATTGGAGATGCGATTGCTTATAAATTTCATGAATATACATGTAAAGATTCTCTTTCGGCAAAAATAAATGAAGATATTGAGTTGGGGCTTATAATAAATCCAAATGCAACGTTGGGCGAAGAGCAAAGTAATGAGAATCTGCTTGGCATGGCCCAAGAGCAGCAATATCAGACAATAAAAACAGAAAGTCCACCCTTTGCCTCATTTTGTGAAAGATTCGAAACTGCCGGCATATCAATAGCAGAAGGATCAATTGAGAAACAATTAGATAAAATGTGGACTGAAGCCTTTGACGACATTAAATTATGTGGATTATATGATGCTTTTGTGCAAGCAATGACGTGTTTGTTTAGTGGACTTACATTTGAAGATGCGATAGGATCTGTTACTGAAGGTGGCTTGCGAGGTATGTCAATTGCTAATTTCGGAGTACTGTATGATGGAATTCCAGCAGATAAACAGGCAGAAGTTGATCGATTGGCATTAGAAAAATTAGTCTCTGGCGACGTTTTCGATGATGAATTGGTTAATCAGCAAATTTCAGATGCTATTATAGCTGGAACGGAGCTAGTAAGACCATGGGGATACACCGCCGATGGCGTTCCCGTGCTCGATCTTTCCGAAGAAGAGAGGAAGGAAAGTAGCACTTATGGCACATCGGATTCTGATTCACAGATTACTTACCAGTCTAGTCGCAGAACGCTAGCACAACGATATGATATTACTAGTGGCGCTGGACAATTTAATGTTAGGATTGCCATGGAAGCCTATATTAACGCTTTCTTGGAGGTTTATTCAGATGATTTATTAGAACTATTGGATGAATTGAATAAGTTCCCGGGCGCCCAACTAGTTGCCCTTACGACTCTTATAGTAGATTGTCCTAGCACCCCGTTTCTTAATCCCGGCGTAATGGATTTTATTCATAGTACTGGATTACCAAATACATTTTGCAGAGATATTAAAGATCTTACATGGCCTAAATTAGTCAATCCGTTTGGGTGGATCCCCAAACTTTCAGACACATTGGGCGCCCTCTTTGAAGGCTTTAAGGCAGCACTTCAGCTAGCTATTATGCAAATTTTGATGCAGCTATTGACCAAAGTATGCGAATTGATAGGAGATGCAATTTGTGACGCTCTTGAGTCTGGAGATCTTACGTCTTCTCTTTCTAGCTTTAATAAAGACGCGCTTAAAGATATGATTAAGGAATCAATCTGTGGCGAAGATGCTGATGATGAAATGGTTGACGACACAATTGTCAGTTTGATTTCTTCCAGTGGTGCCGGCGGCGCTGCATTCGCAGATCGAGAACAGACGATTGCCTTTGCAGAAGACATTGGCGCCTCTTTAACGGAAAGAGAGTTGATTAATGCTTTTCTGGGGAATCCATCTGACACTGCACTCACAATCGTAGATACCCATCTAGAATATGAACATCAATCATTTCGCTCTGCTCTCCCACATAAAACGGCGATTGCTAGGTTCTTTAAAAACATAGGTGCGTTCTTGCCGGCAGACTTTAAAGCAACTTTACAAGATATTGTAAATCAGCTACCAGAAAATGATACAACACCGGCTAATCCTACAATCTGTGCTGATCCAGAATTATTAGAACGATTTTGTGAATTGAGGGCCGATCTTTTATGCGGAAGAGCAAGCGAGGGACAAGCGAGAGAAATGTGTGATAGTTTGCAAAATCAGATGAAGGATGATTTGGGCGATCTGAGTTCTATTATGCAGAATTTAGATGAACACTTAAAAAATAATATGCCCCCCCTCGTTTCGGATCCTGGTTGTGATAACGGGCTTTTGCCATATGAGCCCGAAATAATAACCAACGCCGTCGCCGGCAGTCTTGGTACTGATTTAGAAAAACTTAAAGTTGATTTTTCAGTTGATATGCTTGGAAATGGACCTATGCCCGCTGATTGGGGAATGTTAAACATGATGTTGTCAGATACTATGGGCAATCCACTAACAACTCATATAAGAAATGTACAATTTAAAAGAGATTCGCTTAAACCTTATGTTGACTTTTATGGAGACTGGGATATGGCGCCCTTGGAGCAGATGGCCCTGGCTGCCATCGACCCCGGGCAACTCGGGCCTCTGATCCCGGATATGCTATCGCATCAACGGGGCGCATTCCCAACAAAAGTTGCTGCTTGGCTACAAAATGGTATTGGTGATATTAAAAATTCTACTCATGCCAAGATGGAAGCAATAAATTTAAATAACGATTGGAAGGAAGATTACTCTTGGATTAAAACACTAGAAGAGATAGGCATGCAAGGATTATATGGAGGCAACCTTGATTTGGCAGCGCTTCCAGATCTTGGATACAATATTGAAATGGAGCCCGTGCTTAGGACAGAGCCCTATTATAATCCTGCGACCAATGTAACATGGCCCCCTGGCTCAATTGAGGGAGTTAAATTTACAGAAAAGGGAAGAAAAGAAAATCCAGATATAACTTTAAGATTTAGTGATAATGCCAAAGGCATGGCTACGTGGCCAGCGGCCCCAGGCGCCGCAGGCGCCGCCTCAGAATATTCATATGGATTTGATATGTATAGTTATTTTGGTGATTTAATAGGAAGCGGTTCCGAAACTACCATGACCGGCCGCGATATTGACCGCACAGTCAACCGTCGAGACGACAATATAAGAGTAAAAATCGAAGAAAGATTTAATTTAGCTTCTCATGTTGGAGATTTGTTATTTATTTATGAATCACCGCACATAAGAGCCACCGCGGAGACTCTCGAAGCCCACACCGGAGGTGCCCTCAGTATTAGCAGTTTTACTGGCGATGATACGCAGTTGGAGCAGGATCCTCCGGCCTCGGAGGCATCGTCTATGGTTGATGCTGTTATAACAGATCTTAAATATGAATTTATAGCTGTAGACGATACTTTTGATGTTATAGGCGAGGAATTTTTATCCAATTATCCGGATTTTCTAAGTTCATTCGAAAGCCACAACAAGACTTATGAGCCTCAAACCGTTTTGCTAAATGAAATGTTGGGCGTAAATCTTGAAAAATCTCAGAAATTTAGAGAAGATTTTATAGGCAATACTTTAGATACATTTTTCAAGACTGTTGCTGATATTGGTGCGAAAGAAGAGAGTGCTTGGGATTATGGCGCCAATTATGACGATTTAATGACAGAAGATTTTATGTATGGTGTTATTCATCCGGACAACGGCTCTTTTGTACAATATATGGAAGCAAATCAACTTATAAATGGCGCCGACAGACCTTATTATGAAAGAGACATGGTGCTGGGCATCAGCTTTAACCAATTTAAGACCATTGCTGAAGGTGGCACAATGAACGATGTGAGGGTGCTTTTTCTGGATCCTCCCACATTTGGAGGAAATTATCTTCGCCCCGCTTTACATGTTAGACCACTTAAGCCAGAAGGATGGCTAGGCGTTATAGACGTGTTTTTTCCTGAAGCTAGCCCCTGTGAACCAAAAAATGCTGATTTAATTGATTTTGAGCAAATTCAAAAAATGATGGATGATATTTATCCAAATATTCCCGAAGATGAAAGATTAAAGTCTGATCCGACATGTGCGCTGGAACTACCCTATAATAGAATTTTACAAAGACCAGCCAAGGCCGGCCTTGTTGGACTTATCACTGCCGCTATTAGACTTTATGTTTGTGCTCATTTTATTAAAGGGTTTCCGACATTTACAAAATTTGCTCCACGTTGTCCTGGCGTATTTAGCACTGTTTACGCTTCTTATATTATAGAAGTTATGGAAAAGCAGTTCAAAGATGCGCAAGCTCCTTTCTGGGAACTTTTTAATGTTTTTAAAGATGAAGAATTCTGGTATGCATTTTTAGAACAGTCAGTACAAATGTATGCGATGCTTGTTGATAGTGGTAATATAGCAGAACCGCCGCCGGCAGTATTAGATGCTCTTTTTAGACTTAACGATTTACAAGCAGATTATGAATTTCCATTCAAAAATGATTTACAAGTTGCGAAAGATACTGGTGATGCCGGCACCTTTCAGACACTTGGGGGCTATAGACTAGATAAAAATTTAGAAGCTGTTAGGGCGACCGAAGAGGACGCAAAAATAATCCTCAAAGAATTGGTGATTGAACAAATGAATTTTATGGCCGATAAATTCATAAATAATATGGGAAAACTCGGATGGCATCCAGAAGTTCATGATATGACTTATTATTTATTAGAAAAAATGACTGTTGATAGTGGACTTACATTGAATAGTGCAATGAACCCTGACGGCTCATTCACAGCAGACTACATCGATATTGGAACAGTACCAGATACTGAATATTATACTTATGGTGGTGAATTTGTAGTTGAGGAAGCAAATGAAGTAGATGAGGAAAACTCACCGGTGCGTGAATACGGCGAAGAATATGTTGGCGATTATCATGTAATTTCGGATGATAATGGAAAACTTATATGGGTAACCGGAGCAGAACACGTTGATGAACCACAGGATACATTGCAGCCAATAGTTTATAAAACTTCGGTACCGATTGGCGATGTTCCAGAACTCGGCGCCCCCTCAACTAAATCTGCTGATATTAATCAGCCGTTTATATTGGAAAAATATATTTCTATTAACGGTCAAAAGAAAAGCCCAACCACAGCATATGCTGAAATCAGAGATCCGAATTTAGATCTAGCACAAAATATTTCAGATATATATCCGGGCACACTTAAAGTTGTTGAAGATCAAAGTGGTAATCCCGTTGGCTTAAGTGGCGAATTGGGCGTTCGGTATGGATTATTATTTTCTGTAGTAATCGAGGGCGCCAAATATGAAGTAACTTCGGTCGAACTCGATGCTTTAGATTTGCCACTTAATGAATTTTCTAATTTTGTTAGTAATAGCAAATTGCTACTTTGCCTTATTAATCATTTGAAGGAAGACAAGAAATTTAAACTTATTAGTGAATATGTTTTTCCGCTAAAAAAATTAGTTGGTTTAACAGCGATTTATAATGATATGGGAATATTGCCCTCAATAGGCGAATTAACTGTTGATAAATTTAAGACTTTTTGGAGTCCGTTAAGCCCTAATCCTGCCACTGCTGCTGGAACTTTCGTTCGCTCCATTGTCTCTCTATTTAGCGATGGTACACTATTTGATACCAATTCAAAACCTGGATTGCAAATTGTACTCGAAAAGGAAGACCTCCTTGACGAAAACGGAAATCCCGTGACACAGACTGTCGCAACACAGACCTTGGGGTCTCTTGGTACGGGAGATCCCGAATATGACGAAGAAGAGGTACCCATTCAAGTTGTTAAAAGTGCCGTTCTACAAAAACTTCCTGACGCCCCCGATGGTGCATGGGCCCACGTTCGAGATCGCCTTCCTGATACTCTTTTTAATCCATTAGCGGGATTCGGTATAATAGAGTGGGATTTTTGGAGTCAAGAGATACTTAGAAAGACCAGAGCCAGAGTTAAGAGAATATTTAAATCTTATTATCATTCAAAGGGTTTTAGTCTTGATACGAATTTTGGAGAATTTGTAAGCCCTGGTGAGATGATAAAGAAAGAACTCAAGGCAATTTTAAAACCGGCGCCCGGAGTTCGACAAATACCATACTGGATGCGCGGCCGATTAAGAACTAATCCGTTTGATGCTAATGGAAATGTATGCGAAAATGATTGATGATAATATTTATAGTAATGAGGTAATATAATATGGCTGGTTTAGCACCAAAATTACCGTTAACCAAAGATTCAGGAGATGGCTATACTCTAGTTAAAACACTCAAAAATATGATTAAACAAAATTTTAAAATGTTAATTCTTACGGTACCGGGTGAAAGAGTTATGGTTCCTGAATATGGTGTTGGTATGAAAAGATATTTATTTAATAATTTTAATGAAAACACTTATGCAGAAATAGATTCAAGAATAAGAGAGCAAGTTGAAATTTATATGCCGTTCGTTAAGATTCAAGAAGTGGCATTTGGCTCAGATAGCCAAGACATGAATTTGTTAGGAGTATCTATCAGATATTCTATTCCTAGAATTGGTGCAACAGATTTATTAGAATTTACTATTTAAAAATTGAGGGTTTTTTATGTCCGATGAACAGAAAAAGATAGTACCCATTGATTATACTCATAGAGAATTTAATTCAATTCGTGATGATCTTATACAAATAGCAGAAAGATTCTATCCAGATACGTTTCAAGATTTCAGCGAAGGCTCTTTTGGGGCAATGATGGTAGATGCAGTAGCCTATGTGGGCGATCAACTTTCTTTTTATTTAGATTATAATATTAATGAAACATTTTTAGATACTGCTTATCAATATGATAATGTATTAAGACAAGGAAGAATTTTAGGGTATAAATACACGGGGCGCCCTTCCACTTTTGGTAAAGTTGCTTTGTATGTTTTGGTCCCGGCTTCATCAACCGGCTTAGGACCCGATAAGGATTATATTCCAATTATGAAACGTGGATCTCGATTTACGTCAGATACTGGATTAAATTATGTTCTTACTGAAAATATTGATTTTAATGCACCACAAAATCCGATTGTTGCCGCAAGAACAAATACGGCGACGGGCGCCCCAACTTATTATGCGATTAAAGCATATGGAAATGTGGTGTCTGGATATTTTAGTCGCGATCAAATGACAGTGGGAGCCTATGAAAGATTTAAAAGAGTAGGACTAAAAAATCCCAACATCTCAGAAATTATCTCCGTTACTGATTCAGATGGAAATGAATATTTTGAAGTAGATTATCTTTCTCAAGATACTGTTTTTAGAAGTGTTGTCAATAAAGACCCCCTCACGCGTGAGTATGTACCAGATATTATTGTAACAACCTCAGTTCCTAGAAGATTCGTCGTAACAAACAAGGATGGATCAGCTCACATTAAATTTGGTTATGGTTCTGAGTCTTCTTTAAAGATTGATAATCTTTCTCACCCCTCAAACGTAATACTTAAGATGCATGGCAAGGACTACGAGCAAGACACTTCTTTTGACCCTTCAAAATTGGTTGAATCAGATAAGTTTGGTATTGCTCCAGCGAACACCATTATAACTGTCACATACCGGACCAACTCGCGCGAGAATGTCAATCTAGCTTCTCGTACTA